TATGCTGAATTTTGGCAAGTCAATGGTTTTTACTGCTAGGCTAAGATTGTAGATATTTTCAGGATTGAAAATTTTAGTACTTTTTAAAGATTGTATTTCATTGTAGTTCACAGTAAAAACTACATGAAATAGAAATTTGAATCGAGGTTTTAATTCGTATGCGTTGGTGCGAAAGGTTTTGCTTGCGTGAGTGTAATCACGCAAGCTGGCCGTGGCCGTGAAACCTTTGAGAAAGTCTTGACCAAAACTGGACATGGCCTACGCCTTATTAGGCGCCTTGGCCTATGCCTGTTACAACGTCGTTGACTGTGCGGCCAATAACACCACCAATACCGCCGCCACCTTGATTGCCTTGGTTAGCGTTGTCGTAAGCAATGGTCAGTGTGATTGCCACTGGTTCATTGGTGCCGTAGTTCATTGGACCGTAGTCTGCGGCTTTGAGATAGCAACCATACAGTTCCCATGACTCCAACACAATGGGTTCATTGGCACCGTTGCCGCCATCAAGAATTTCAAACTTGGTCAAAAACTTGTAGTCAATACCTGATGCAGCTGAACTCATTTCCAAAAAGTCCATCTGTTTTTGCAACTGTTCGCCAATCAGCTTGCTGACATTGCCTGATGCATCGTCACGAATTTCAGTTTGTACATCTGCCCAACTGTGACGTCCAGCCAGTTTCAATGTGGAATTGTAGATTGGCAAAGAAATTTCTTCAAATGTGAGATTGGGTCTTGAAAAACTCACAACCTGTTTGGTCAACTCAGTGGTCGGTGTTGATACGCCCAGATTTTCAAACATCACTCGGAAGCGATATCTCAGTTTGGGCATCAACAGACCTTGTGTGCTTGCACTTTGATCGCTGGCAAGCGGTACTGTCATTTTGTTTAGTGATGAACTTGGCATGTGTATCTCCTATGTTTATTTACCTGTGACACGAGTCAAAAAATAGGGCCGGAGCCCTACTTTTTATGCGCCTCCTGCAATCTCTCCAGTGTTCTTGATACGCAGCGGTATGTAGATAAACTCCACTGCCTTCACTGGTTCAATGGCCACGTCAACCCACAATTCATTGGCATCAATGCGGGCCGGAGTGTTGTTGCTCAGATCGCACACAACCAAGTAATCGTACAATGCACGTTTTGCAACCAAGTCTACCATCAAGCTGTTGATAGTGTTGGTAATTTCATTTCGAGTGATTTGGTCATTGGGTTCAAACAGGTACAGTTTGCCAATTTCTTCTAGGCGTCCACGCATGAATGCTACCAAACGTGCCACATTGATACGATCCAACGCAGTGGTTGTTGTAGTAGATGTCTTGTTACCAAAGTTTGTAATACCCACACCGTTGACAAAAGTGATTGGGTTAACATTGTTTAGGTACAAAATATCGCGCAGGGCTTGGTTCACGCTCAGTGACACAAACTCACCAGTGGCACTGTCAATGTAGCCCAGTTGTAAAGCGTTGTCAACAACACCACGACGTGTGCCTGCTGGAGCCAACCATGGGTAGCTCACAGAGTCGCTGCGAATAATTGTACGCATCATCATGTGACTTGGAGCAGTGACCACTGTGTTACCACTGAGGTCTGTGGTCTGGCAGCTGGGGTAGAATGTGGCAGCATAGTTGCTGGTAGCCGCTTGGCCATCACCTGTGGCAGTGCCCAAACCACTGTTGTTGGTAGCCCATTCAACCAAACTGTTACCGTCGCCTGGCAGGCGCATTGGAGTGTCACCAACCACAAACAGGGTGTTGTTACGCTCATTGCTCAAGGCAATCATGTTGGGAATCAGTTCAGGATAACTGGTAGCTGCAATCAAATTGTATTGTGCAGTTTCTTCTCGAGCTCCCAAACTGGTATCTATACCCGATTTCATGGCTGCAACAATCATTTGTCGTTGAGCTTGACGACCTGAATACATTGCGCCATTGCTCTTTAGACCGCTGGCAGATACCCAAGTGTATGAATACTCAGGCAAGTTACCAATGGTTGCTGGAGAAGCAGGGTTATATGCTGGTGCATCAGGATAGTTGGCAGAAGTAAAATAATTGGTTGTGAATCGCTTGATGTTGTATCCTGAGCGACGTGTGTTCCACAACAGCATGCCCTGTGGATAAAGGGCTGCAGAAGGCGCATCAAGGTCCAAATAGTTGCTGGTCAGCAAACTTTCAATGGTAGCAATTTCACCAGCAGCAGGATCCACTGCGCCGCTGGCTGCCCAACGTGCATCAGCAAAGTAGATACCGTTTTGTGTCACAGCATCAGCAGTGTCAATGGCCACCCATTGATCTGTGCCGCTCACTGATTCCCAACGATACAGGCTTGGATAGTTTTCTAGATCACTGCTGTCTACCCAAAGATCACCATATTGCAGTGGACTCAGAGCTGAATCAGTTTGCGTGGTTGGAGCTGTGGCTGCGATGATTGGTCCAGTGGCATTGCACAGTGTGAGATCATAACCACGAACATCGTTGCTAACGTTTTGATAACCCACCCAAGCACCATTGTTTTGAATCATGATGTCAACTTGATCAACTGAGCTGTAGTACCACAGACGACCATTGTCTGGATTGGTATCAGGTGATGTTGGACTAGAGATGTAAGTAAACAATGGTGAAGTAACAAAGTTACTGGCCAAAACACTAACTCCATCAGCACTCAGACGACATTTGGGTGTGTTCACTGTGATACCTGCAGTGGCCAACGCATTGCCTGACACATTGAGAAATGATATTGGGCCACCTGTGCTTTGGGTAAACACAATGTTGCCAGCACTGTTTACACTGGCACTGACATATGGAACATTGGCAGCCGAAACAGCAGCCAAGAAATCAGACACCGTGCCTGTGCCACCAATGGTCACTGTACCAGTGTTATTGACCACTGTACTACCTGGCTGGGTACTGCTGATTGTAAAACTGTTGCCTACAGTGAACGCTGTGCCAGTGGGCACAGTGGTTCCTGTGACAACCATTGCGCCCAGAGCAATTCTTTCATAGATTTCAAATGCCAGGCTTTGCAATGGAGCAACTTGACCAGTTTCAACATTAGGCTGTACAAAAACTGAGCCAACTGGAATGTTTTTGCCGCCACCAGTGGGGTCTTTGGCAGCAATGTACGCAGCTTCGCCTGGATATGCAGGGCAGTCCACAGTTACCCAATCTCCTAAAACTGTGTTAAATTGTTTAATTTTAACACTGAGACCGTTGTTGACTGCGCTGATATTGTTCCACACACTGCCAGTGGGGCGTGGTTGAAGTTGTGTAGAACTCCAACGCGGAGCTTGATAACTGTAAGACGCCAAGTATATTGGAGTGTAGTATTCTTTGGCTTCTATTCCCAATGCTGCCAACAGTGCAGTGCCACCTGAAGCAGCTTCAATGCTGACAATACCTTCTGTAGCTGTGCTGCCGTCATTGGTGGCTGATTCATCGGCATAGATATACAACTTACCGCTCACTGATGCGGCAGTAACACCAGTAATAGCAGCATTATTGATGGCTGTTGCAAAACCAGCTACTGTGGCCGCAGTGCCACCAGCACCCACTGTACAAATTGTGTCGTTGATAGAAATAGAGTTGCCTGGGGTCAACGAACCAGGAGTTCCAGTGCCAGTGATGGTAGGCCACGACACTTGCCATGCAGCAGTGCCCACCTGAACCCAGATATTGCTGCTGTTTTTATACCAGCCATTAATGTGATTATCTTCTGTGTTGTCAAGAGCAACAATGGCATAGTCGCCAATGCTGCCAAGACTCTGTAATGGAGTAAAATCGCCACCATCGGCATCTACCACATCAGTGGTGCTGTTGTACACTGTGGGAGTAAGCACAGTGAAACTGTTGGTGCTAGCATTCCATTCTTGAATGCCCCACACAGTGGTGCTGGTATCTAACCACCAAGTGCCGTCAGCGGGTATGCCCACTGGGCGACTCAAAGAAGCTGTGAGTTCAGTGAGGTCAATGTCCACACGCTGCACATAGGCACGATTGGTGATACCCAAAGCACTGTATGCTGCCAGCAATCCATACTCATTGAGCTCGTAACCATTGATTGGTGTACCTGCTGTGGTATTGTAGAAGAAAGGCACACCAAAAGTGGCTGCCAAATCTCGCTGACTGGTAATTAAATAAGTTTTGTTGGCATTGGCCGCCAAAGTTCCAGCTGCCACCAGAGTACCAGCGCCTGATACTTTGTTTTGCGCAGTGGCAATCAAAAAATAGGGAACTGTGTTTACAGCTGATGAAATATATTGACTTTCGTCAATTACTGTTACTTGTACGCCAGGTGATAGTAGAGCCATGGTTGAGTCCTTTTCAAGTTCTAATATTTATTGAAACAGTGAAAAAACAGTGGATGATAAATACCTTTGTAAAGGTTTAGGAAATTATTATGTCTACATACCAAGGATTCATCTATGAATGGACCAACAAACTTAATAACATGAAGTATATAGGAGCACACACCGGGCAAGAGGACGACGGGTACATCGGCGGCGGCAAAAAATTTAGAGATGATTTAAGAAAATTTGGGCTCATAAATTTTGAAAGAAAAATTTTAGAGTACATCGAAGATGCATCAAAGATCAAAGACCGAGAGAACTACTATCTTGATCTATTAGATGCTGCAAACAGCAGTGAGTACTACAACACTGCTAGACGATCATCTGGGCTGAGGACAAAAACCGTGGCTAAACAAACAAAAAGATCGTTGTGTTGTGTTTGTCATCAGAGACCCGTGGCTGTTAACTATGTTAAGGATGACATAAAGCATTACCGAACAAAATGCGATGCATGCTTAAAGAAAAAGAAAAACCCGAAACCTTTTGTACCTAAATGGCAAGCTTCGGGCTACAAAAAGAAAATGACCTGCGACCGTTGTGGATTCAGAGCCAAGCATGTGGCTCAAATCATGGTCTATCACATAGACGGCAATCTCAACAATGCTGCCGCAAAAAATCTAAAGTCAGTGTGCAGGAACTGCGAAGTTGAACTTACTAAGACTGATTTGCCTTGGCGTCGTGGTGATCTTGAACCGGATCTATGACCAGCTGCTTGACCTGTTGATATAGATGATCCAGTGTAGCATTGTTGTCTAACACTGCATCAAAGTCTGTGCCAACCCAGGCAGTTTCTGATGCGTGAATGCCCAGCGTTTTGAGTCGCTCGCGACTGATCATCCAACTCATGTTGCCCCTGCCAGCATTGGCATTTGCAGCATCTTGATACCATTCAGGCTCAGGGCCGCGCACTACTCTAATGACTTTGCCTCCGGCTGCTTTGATAGCACGGATTTCATTGGGAAATCTACAATCGCTGATCACCACATCATCTTCACTGTTGCGCAGTTTGTTCTCAAGGCTGGCAATCCAGATATCGTCATGAAAAGATCGACGGCAAACTTCTGTGCCCCATTGCTGCAATATCCAGCGTGGAGTGATTTCCATACCCAAACGATTACTCCACCAGTCATCACGCACTTCTCTCCATTCACGAGCCTGCTTGGTACGTCCTTCCAGTAGAGTTCTGTCCCAGCCAAATACTTGGGCCACAGCGTCTTTGAGGCTGTTGGCAAAACTTTCTCGTCTAAAATGATGTAAATTTACAAGATAATCAGCAATAGTATCTTTGCCTGAACCAATAAATCCGCAGATTCCTATGATCATTTTAGCTCCCTCACGTTGAGGTATTTAAGTGTGTTTTGCAGCATGCCTATTTGTCTGCGGCAGTCTTCCAAGGCATGGTGAGTGGTAGGTGGAATCGGTTGATCAGGCCACAGCGAAAACACAGTGCGGCTGTCTCTCACCATGTAGTATTTCCAGGGCAGGGGTTTGTGATAGCTTTTGTAGGCATGTTCAAGAATGTTCATGTCGTATGTAGGTCCCTGAGCCCAGATACGTTGACTGCGCCAAATCAGCCGGCCCAGCTCGTCCAGTGCCTGATCAAGCGGAATACGCCCATCTTCGGCAAAGGCTTCATCACGCACCACAGCAGGTTGTGTGGCCCACCAATCAATTGTACCTTGTTCAATACTGCGATTTTCCTGGCTTTCCAAGGTCACACGAGCATAGTAGCACTGAGCGTAATGGCCCGTGCCCATGGGATCAAATGCCTGGGCAGCAATGGTAAGGATAGTGGTGTCTGGGCCTGTGCCCAGGCCTTCGAGGTCAATCATGAGGTCCATTTTGCTATTGTAGCAAAAATGTTCTCAATGGTCAATCAGCCAATGACCCAAGTCAGCGGTTGTGATGCATCGACGTAATTGACCAGTTGGCCAATCAACTCATCCTGTGCAGTTTTGCCTTCGGCTTTCATAGCAGTGCCGTTGAGTGTGCCGCCACCTTGGGGGCCAGCAATGGTGCCAAATTTTTCACGTGCTTCGCCAATGATGATCTTGCAAGTGGCCACCATGTAGTCTTTGATCCACTGTTGTATTTGAAAATCACTGAGCAGATTGATTTCTGGCTTGAGATTGTAGGTCCAGATCAGCACTGCTTCGCCGGTGTTTTTGGGGTCTCTGATCAACTGCAACTTCTTGGTCACAGGATTGAATGTGTAGTTGAAATAGCCACCAAACATTTTGGCAGCCAACTCTGTGTATTGACTGTAGAAATCGTATGTGGCCAAGCCTCCAGCCACGTTGAAATTCATGAGATAAACATTGAGCGATGCCTGTGCAAATGGATCAAAGTTTGAAGCAAACGGTCCAGTGGCGTCGCCAAATGTTCTGCGAAAGCACTGACGCACACTGACCACTTCCTGGGGCAGTGTATAGATGTTTTCGTCTTTGACCAGGGTAAAAAAGCTGTAGCTTTCTTCGTAGGCGTTGTTGGCCCGCTGGCGATATGTACCAATGGTTTTTTGATAGGCTACTTCATAGTGTGCTGGATCCAGTTCCAAATCTATAATTTGATTGCCCAGCATGAGTTGACAATATTCGATGAGATTTTGTTTGAGTTGCGAAAGTGTGTCTTGTTGTTCAGCCATGTCAAGCTCCGATACAGTATTTATCGGTCAAGCCCTATCCATTGAGCCAAGCGGTCAGCAATCAGCTGATGTCCCAGTTGGTTGGGATGACAAAAGTTGGGTCTGATATAGACATTGTCGCCCACATCCAAAAGATGTTCACCGTTGTGTTTGCTGGCCCCAACCAGTCAGCAGCAGTTTCTTGCCCTTGTGCCCAGATCTTGTCAAGATTCACTCTAGGCATCCAATGTTTGTATCGTGCTCACACTCTATTTACCAGGCCTTGAGAATGATCAGCGTATCTGTACCACGACCATTCCAGGCAGTTTCTGTGGCTTTGATTTCTTTGAAGGCTTTGCGAGCTGCTGGTTTGCCTGCTGTAGCAATGCTCTTGAGCTGTTCTGCGGGCTTGCGCAGAGTTTTTTGCACAGTTTCCACAGTGGAGAATCCAATGATGGAGTTGTTTTTCACAGTAAACGCCTGTGCATGACTGTCGGCCACCAAGTGTATGAGCTTGCGCTTCTTGGTGTCGTAAAGCCAGGCTTCGCTCTTGTCTACCAACTGAGCTGCTGGCAGACTACGAAGTTTGAGTTCAGCAAACTCAGTCTGAATTTTGAACTTGGCTGCACGTTTTTCTGGCGTGACAGGTTTGACTTTGCGAGGCTTGCGTTCCACCTTCTTGATCTGCACATAGGCGCCACAATCACTGATCACCAACTCACAGAATTTCACACAATTCTTGAGCTGTGTTTTGGTCAAATGACTGTAGCCCTGTGCAATTTGCGCATCCTCGCCGGCCACTGTCTGCTCATACTCAGTCAATCGACGAGTCCAATGATCACGAATCATGCTGGTCAGCTGCGGAGCAATGTTCATACTACGCATCAAACTCACAGGTTTGTAGTCGGCTGTGAGCTTGGCACCTGCGGTGACAAACTCATCAAACATGCCTTCCATCTCGCCCAGGCACTCAGATACTTTTTCTCGCAAGCGATCTTGAATGGTCAGGCGGTTGGTGGGTTCAGGTTCTGCCACTGCGGTCTGCTGCACAGGCTGTTCTCGATGAGCCAAGATTTCGCTGATCATATTGTCCAGCTTGATCTGTTCGTGTTCATCTAAATTCAAGCCCATGTCTGTCATGCGACATAGCCAGCCAGGAGTTAGCCGTATTTGACTGTCAGGTGTGGCTCTGATTTGTCGAGCATCACGCACACGTTCGCGGCGGTCAAGATAGCCAGCAATGAAATCTTTGGCTTCTTTTTTGCCATAAAAATACCCATACCAATTGAATGCTCGTGTGAGCACAGCAAATCGATTTTCTGTGGGCTGTTCGCGCCACAGCGGCTCGTCACCCACGTATTTGGTGTCAGCACTGCGGGGATTCAGAGGTTTGAGAACAGCAGTTTTCATTGAGTCTCCTAATGGCAAACAGTAATTATAGCAAATCAAGCAATTTTGGTCAAGTCAAGCGAAAGCATTACCAAAGTGAGATCTGCTTCATTGCGAAAGGTAATCCAAAAAGTTTTCCTGTCCGAATGACTGTTTGAGGCGCCGAAATAACTGAACCAAGAATCAGTGCGACTCCAACCGCCACCTCCTAACTTCTTGCGAGTATGATCTTCTACAGCAATGGCTTGTTTGCTCCAGTTTGGAAAACGCAAAGCCACAGTGTGCCCGTTTTCTTTGAACTGTTTGAATCTGCGGTTGAGTTTGACTACTTTCATGCCCAAATTGTAGCAGGCATAGAATATTCAGTCAACCAGCCCATAAATACTGTATCATGCCACGTCTAAGCCTCTACCGCCCAAATCGAACTCGCGATTACCAATTTTTGGATCGCACAATTTCTGAAATGTACACTGTAGGCGGTCTAGATATCTATGTTCACAAATACTTAGGCCCACAGACCGGTGGTGAAGATTCAGCTCTGAGTGGAAACTTTGATGCCACTCAACCCATTTACGAAGATCAAAGTCCTCTGAACATACAGGATCTTTTGCTGTTGGAAAATCGCGATAGAATTTATGCACCAGACATCTACGTCATGCGTGGTGTATACCGTACTCAAGATGTAGACTTTGACCTCACACAGTTTGGCCTTTTTCTCAACTCTGACACCCTGTTCATTACTTTTCATTACAACGACATGATTGATACCCTGGGTCGCAAGCTGATGAACGGTGATGTAATTGAAGTGCCCAATCTCAAAGACTACAATCCTTTGAATGCAGCCTTGCCTCTGGCACTGCCTAGATACTATGTGATACAGGATGCTAATTTTGCTTCTGAAGGTTTTAGCCAAACATGGTTGCCACACCTATGGCGTGTCAAAGCCACACCATTGACCAATGCACAAGAATACAACAACATTTTGAACAAACCTTTTGTGGCTGAATATATCTGGGATCCCAGCGACTTTTACCCCATGGGCAGTGTTGTCAACTATGGCGATGTGTATTACAGAGCCATACAGAATGTGCCTGCTGGCACCAATATTACCAACACCACATATTGGACACTGTATACGCCACCCACTATCTCTGACATGCAGAGCACCAGACCCAAAGATCAGCAAATCAATGACGATATCTTGACTCAGGCCGACGTTGAAGTGCCACTGAGTGGTTATGATGTAGAAAAATTCTACATTGTGGCCACCACAGATGATGGGCAGCCTGCTAACCCTGTGAGCTTGACCACTGACCAAGGCGCCACTGTAGACGGCACACAAGGAGGCATGAATGTTACGCCTAAATCAGATGGCTATACCATGGGCTATCTCACTGGCCTGCCAGTGACTCCCGGTGTTGCATTTCCGCCCAATCCTGCTTCAGGAGATTACTGCCTGCGCCTGGACTACAAGCCCAATAGATTGTTTAGATATGACGGACGCCGGTGGATCAAGATTGAAGAAAAAGTACGCACCAATTTGAACAATGCGCCAAGCAATCAAACTTTGCGGTCAGGCTTTGTGAACAATACATACACAACCAACACCACTGACTTGGGTGCAGTACCTCAGCGTCAGAGTTTGAGCCAAGCACTCAAACCCAAGGCCGACAACGGTGATCAAGGCGGATTCTTGCCACCCAACCCACCGCCACCTTTTTCGAGATAAACATGCAACAGTTCTTCTATGATGCCCAAATACGCAGATTCCTGCTACAATTTACCAGAATCTTTTCAGGCTTTCAAATTGAGTACGGCAACGAAACTGATGGCGTCAACAATGCTAGCCTGTTGCGTGTGCCTGTGCGCTACGGTGATGCCAGCCGCAATGCTCAAACCATTATACAAGAAAACTCTGCCAGCTCCTTGCCATCTACTCCGTTGATGACCTTTTATATCAACAATCTTGAATACGACCGTCCCAGAATTCAAGAACCATACTTTGTGGACAAAATCAACGTGCGCCAACGTACCTACGACACTGCCACTGAAACCTATGAGACCACTCAGGGCAATGCGTTTACCATTGAACGCTTGATGCCTGTGCCCTACAAGCTCAGTGTCACACTGGATATTTGGACATCAAACACCAACCAAAAGTTGCAATTGTTGGAACAGATTCTCACACTGTTTAACCCTAGCCTTGAAATACAAAACACCGACAACTATATTGACTGGTCAAGTCTCAGTGTGTTGTACCTAGATCAATTGACCTGGAGTTCTAGAACCATTCCACAAGGCACTGAAAATCCCATTGACATTGCCAGTATCAAATTCTCAATGCCCATATGGATCTCATCTCCAGCCAAAGTTAAAAAATTGGGTGTGGTCGAGCGAATTGTGGCTGGCATATTTGATGCCAATGGTGATGCTGCGGATGCCGTCACCAACAATGATTTACTGCTGGGCACCAGGCAAATGTTTACTCCATGGAACTACAAACTGGTGGTTATTAACAACCAGATACAGATACTGTACAATCCAACTATTGTGCCCAACGGCGACTACGACAATCTCAACCCCACTGCCATTGTGGCAGATTCTCCGCTGTTGTGGCCTGCTGTGATTTCTGCGTTTGGTGTGCTGAGACCAGGTATCAGTCAAATTCGATTGAACCAGCCAGCCATTGCTGCTCCTGACACAGCCAATCCTATCATTGGAACCATTGTGATCAATCCCGACGACGACAGATTGGTGATTTTTAGTCCTGACCCAGATACTGCTCCGCAAAATACCTTGCCACCCATTGATGCCATTATTGATCCGCTGGCCAGTGGACCTGGCGCTGGTCTGCCTGCGCCTGTGACAGGTGTGCGATATTTGCTCACCGAATCCACTGGCAGCATTGACAACACAGACAATCCTTCAGCCTGGATTGGCGCAGGAGGACAACCGCTGGTGGCCAATGCCAATGACATCATTGAGTGGAACGGCACACGTTGGAGAGTGGTATTTGTCAGCCAGGACGAAACTGCTGTGCAGTATGTAACCAACATAACTACTGGCACACAGTATGAATGGACTGGCGAACAATGGATAAAAAGTTATCAAGGAGTGTACCCTCCCGGAGCATGGAGCTTGGTGTTGTAAAAGCAGTGGGCGTTTGGTTCTTGGCCAAGGAGACTGGCCGATATCTCTACCTTCTGCGCAATGACCCCAAACATCCAGGCACCTGGGGCCTGCCTGGAGGCAAAGTTGAGCCTGGAGAAACATTGCTGGGTGGTATGGAACGAGAGTGTGTGGAAGAACTGGGACATTTTCCACAATACCGCAGATTGGTTCCTTTGGAAAAGTTTACATCAGCTGACAGTGTGTTTGAATATCACACTTGGGTGTGTGTCTTAGACAGCGAATTTATACCTGTGCTCAACAACGAACACATTGGCTATGCATGGATAACTGCTGGCACTTGGCCTAGGCCCATGCATCCTGGCCTGTGGAACACTGTAAACATTGACTCAGTGCAATCAAAACTAGCTGTTGTTGAAAACAACGAAATTACAGCTTTATAGTTTACCAACAGCTATTTCTATTACACCACTAGGACCATCAAAGTTTTCAATGGCTTTGCCTATCACTGTGCCTATAGCCGGAGCAGCACAGGCCATGGCATAGCCGTTGCCTGCTGACACCATCATGGCACCTTTGGCCACTGGACCAATAACTCGAGTTGGTACACGCCCAATCAGAGCCAATGTAGCAGTGTGAGCAGCATCAATGCCAGAATTCATCACTGTGGCTGGAGCAGATGACACTACACCAGCAACGTTGGTGTCATTGGTTACTGAGCTGATTGTGACTTCTTGTGAGCCGCCAAAACTTAACACTGTGCCTGGTTCATAGTCAGCATCTGCTGCGTAATTTTCAGCCAAGTCAGCATAAAGAGCTCTCAGAGCTGTAACGTGAGCATTGCCAAAATAATTTGTTGTTGAGCCAATATTACCTACACCATTAGCACCAGCATTGACAATCACTGCAGAAGTTACATTGCCTGAATTGACACTGAGCAAACCGGCTGTACGCAAGTTACCGCCATCAATATTGCCAGTAACAGAAACTGTGGTGCCTGTGTGCGTGGTAGCATTGACGTTTGCACCACCCAATATGTTGCCACCTGTGATGTTACCAGTAACAGAAACTGTGGTGCCTGTGTGCGTGGTAGCATTGACGTTTGCACCACCCAATATGTTGCCACCTGTGATGTTACCAGTGGCAGATATCAAGCCAGCAGTACGCAAGTTACCACCATCAATG